TGCTCTTCCGATCTATTTGATTAAAAAACAAAAATAGATAAATATACAGTTTCAACAGTAGATTTGGGAATAAACCACTCATTTACAGAAATTCCTTTATATTATGAAACAATGATATTTAATTGGGAAGATGAAAGTGGTAATCCCTTTGAATATTATCAATTTAGATATCCAACTGAAGAATTAGCTAAAGAAGGACACGAAGAAGCAATCGGAGTAGTTAAGAGATATTTAGAAGTATTAGAACTAGAAAGAGGTGAAGAATGAAAGTAATTAGTATATACGAACTTTTGGGATTAATTAAAGATGGTAAATATCCTACTATAAAATATGAAGATTCTATCTTTAAATGGGATAGATATGATTATGTTAATGAAGATTGCGAGTTAAAAGATTTAATATTTACTTGTAATTGGTTTGAACCATTACTTGAAATAATAGAAGATGAGTTTATAGATATTGAAGAAATTAAAAATAAATGTGAAAGAGATAAAACATTATCATATGATGAAAGTCAACAAAATATAGTAAATAATTTTAATATGTTAAGTAATAAAATCAATGATTTAATCAAAAACCAAAAAAAGATAATAGATAAATTAAAGGAAGAAGGTAAATAGAATGATTTATAAAGAAAGATTAATAGGTGAATATACAAGTTTGATAGAAAGAATTGCTAAATTAGAGGTTGTTATTTACAACGATGAAACAACAGTTATTAGCAAAGAAAAATTGGAGTTAATGCAAAAACAATTTTCTATTATGAATGAGTATGCGGAAATATTGAGAATAAGAATATTGAAAGAAATGGAATAAACAGATAATAGGGATAAAATTGGTTGAAGAAAGGATGATAAATGTATATAGAGTATCATAATTTATTGAAAAAATATAAAAAAGCTGAAAAAAAATACTATGATGCATTAGACGAAAAAAGTAAACTATTATATTTAGTAACTCCACATGGAACAGAAGTAAAAGAAATAGTTAATCATTTATCTAATTCATCACCAGATGAAAAATTTAATGTATATGCAAGAGAAATTGAAGAAGTTGATCTATTAATTAATACAACCAGAAATAACAAAGATGTATTAGAATATGAATTAAAGAAAAAGGAAAGAGAATTGAGAAGTAGCACAGAAGTGCATGATAGAGTATATGTATTTAAGTGGATTGAAAGAAAGAAACCGAATCAGTTTAATAGATTGATTGGTTATTCGATAAGTAGAACATATGATTTTATAGCAGAAATTAAACATAAATTATATACAAATGCAAAATCGGAAAAAATCGGAATAAATTAGGTTTATAATATAAAATGAGATAAATATAAAATCTCAGGTATATACATATAATACTTCTGAAAGAACAATTTGTTCTTTGAAAAAATAGCAAGAATGAACTATATGAAAGACTGTAACGCAATACAGTATAGATATTATCTCGTTCTTATTACCTTTGAGAGAGATTTTAAAGGGGATTGAGTGTATATTGGTAGTGATACCAGTATTGAGACCTAGAAACTAGGAAAAGAGATAATAGTAGTACATTATAAGAGTTTATAAAACACAGGACTAATCGTTGGTAATCTGCAAAAGCCTAAATCTAATTAGGAAGAAAGCCATATAAGATATATTATCTGTGGTGGATAAAGTATCTAATATGAATACCAATAAACCAAAGTGTAGTTGATATCTAGAGATAGATGTATAAGATTAGAAACTGGTACGAGTAGCACAAATCTACACAATAAGGATTAACAAATGCATTAGCGAATATGCAAAGAAAGAGCCTAACGTGTGTGAAAGTTGGTAAGAGAGATTTGCTCTAACAAAAAAAGGTTGAGATAGATTAAAGGTCGCTCCTTTATGAGGCATCTTAACTGGCTAGTGGTTGAATAATAAATGGTTATAATGTATTAATGTGAGGAACATCATTTTTCTATTTTTTCAAGGAACGGATAAACGTGGTAAAGTTGATGTTTTATAGACATCACCTCCTTTCAAAATTAAGACGCAAATATGCGTCTTTTATTATATACAACACGCAGATGTTAAATAAAATGCGACTTAAATAAAAAGGGTTGATAGTATGAATTCAAGAAGATGTATGACAAATAACAATTGCAAAACATGCATAGATGAAAGCAAGTGTGATGGACTAATGGGAAAATATAAGAACAAAAAAGTAGTATACAAAGATATGAAGTTCGATAGTAAGAAAGAATACCTAAGATATCTAGTGCTAGAAGATATGCAAAGAAAAAGAGAAATAAGTGGATTACAATTGCAAGTACCATTTGTACTTGTACCACCTTTTCAACTGAATAACATTAAGTATAAAGGCATTCGCTATATTGCGGACTTCGTATATAAGAAAGATGGAAAGACAGTAGTAGAAGATGTAAAGGGTATGAAAACAGATGTATATAAGATAAAAAAGAAATTAATGGCTTATATGCACAAGATAGAGATAAAAGAAGTATTGTGAGAAAGTAGGCGATACCATTGAACACAGATAACTTAATACCTTTTAATGAATTAACAGAGGATAAACAGAGAGAAATTGCCAAAAAAGGTGGCAAAGCAAGCGCTAAAGCAAGACAAGAAAGAAAAGCCTTAAAGGATGAGTTGTTATTGCTATTATCTAAAGGAGACACACAACAAAAGGTATCACTAGCATTAATACAACAAGCCTTAGAGGGGAATACAAAAGCATTTGAAGTAATTAGAGATACAATAGGAGAAAAGCCTGTTGATAAATTAGAAGTGGAACAAGATAAACCTTTTGAAGTAAAAATAGAGGTTATAAAGTGAATATATCAATAACTAGCAAGCAAGAACAATTTATCAATTCGGAAGCATTTGAAACATTGTTTGGTGGTGCTGCTGGTGGTGGTAAATCATATGGTCAATTAGTTGATTCGCTTCTATATGCACTAAGATATCCTAAAAGCAAACAAATAATCTTTCGTAGAACGTTTCCAGACTTAGAGAAATCACTAATTAGAGTTAGTTTGGAACTATATCCTAGAGAAGTAGCTGATTATAACTCTAGTAAGCATACATGGCTATTTAAGAATGGGAGTATTATTGACTTTGGATATATAGATAATGAGAAGGATGTATATCAGTATCAATCAGCAGAATATGATGTTATAAGATTTGATGAATTAACCCATTTTACTGAATATATGTATACATACATGATTTCAAGATGTAGAGGCGCTAATCCATATCCAAAAGGCATGAAAAGTTCTACTAATCCTGGTGGTGTAGGTCATACATGGGTAAAAGAAAGGTTTATTGATATAGGAGAGCCTAACAAAGTACATGAATGTAAGTTAGAAACTGGAGAAACTACTACTAGAATATTTATTCCTAGTTTAGTTACGGATAATAAGTTTATGTTATCTTATGATCCAGATTATATCAAAAGACTAGATGCTTTACCTGAGAAAGAAAGAAAAGCTCTTAAATATGGCGATTGGGATATATATGATGGAATGTTCTTTAAAGAATTTAAAAGAAGTCTCCATGTAATGGAACCATTTCAAATACCTAAAGAGTGGAATAGATATATAGCACTAGACTATGGACTGGATATGTTTGCAGTAGTATTTGTGGCGATTGATTCACATAATAAAGCGTATGTCTATAATGAAATACATAAGAATAACTTAATTGTTAGTGAAGCATGCCAAACATTAAAAAGTTATATGCGAAAAGAAACATTTAAAGGAATATATGCACCACCTGATTTGTGGAATAGAAACAGAGATACTGGAAAATCAACTGCAGAAATATTCTTTGAAAATGGAGTTATGTTAGAAAAGGCAAGTAATGATAGAGTTGGTGGATGGCTCAATGTTAAAGAATGGTTAAAACCATATAAGAGAAAGCACGAACAAACAGGAGAATTAATAGTAGATACAAATATTAAGATATTTAGTAATTGTATTAACTTAATAAGATGCCTGCCACAACTACAACACGATGAAAAGAATCCAAATGATTGTGCAACAGAGCCACATGATATAACACATATAACTGATGCATTAAGATATTTTTGTGTATCAAGGTCTCAACCTGCTAAAATAGAAAATAATATTGAAAAAATATTCAATTTCAAGATAGAAGAACCATTAAAACAAGATTATGGTGAAGAAATAGTAGTTATATAGGAGGTTAATATGCTAGCAGATGTTGTTAAAGAAAGAGAAAAAGAGAGAGTAATCTTTTTGGAAAAAGAAAAGAGCATATATAACAAGCCCTATAAACGAGATACAATAATCTATTTTAGTTATATACATGCTATCGGTGGAATAGAGACATGGATATACAATTTAGGTAAAAGATATGAGTTTAGTGTGGTATATGATGTTGCTGATGAAAAGCAATTAGAAAGATTAAAGAAAATTGGAATAGAGACAATAAAGAATGTAGGGCAACCACTAGAATGTGATGCTTTAATATTTCCAATGTTTAATAATCCGACATTTATAAAAGCAAAAAAGAGAAAGGCTTTTATACATGGAATGTACGATTGCCTATCATTAGATGAAATACCTGAATATGATGAAATATATGCAGTATCTCAATGCGCCGCTGATGCTTTCTATAAAATATATGGTATAAAGGCTAAAGTACTATACAATTACATTGATATAGAAGATAAAGAAAAACCTCTTATAATAGGTGTATTTAGTCGATTATCGAAGGAAAAAGGTAAAGAAAGGGTAATATACCTACTTGATAAATTTAAGGAAACAAACAAGCTATTTTTAATGCTTATATTTACTGATTTGCCTTTTGATTATGATGATAGCAGAGTAGTATTTATAAAACCAGAGCTTAATCCTTTTGGATGGATGAGTATA